ACGCCGGAAGGCCGCCGCGCCTTCCTCCGCCGGTCCGCCATCGCACTCGTCGGTGGCCTCCTCCTCGGGGACGCCGCCCTCGACGCCTTCGAGCGGCTGACGCACCGCAAGGTTTGGGCGCTCGGGGGGCCGCCGAAGCGTCCGGCATACACGGCTAGCATCGACTTCGTTTACCGGCGTGCGGTCGCCGATAGGCGCACCGGCCTTATGACGTGGGAATTCGAATACGGTGCCCCTAAGCGCCTTCTCACCGGCTCCTTCTTCCCCTTGGAGCCCGCCCGTGGCCGCGCCTGACTTCCGCCGCGACAAGGCGCACCAAGATGCGCTGATGGAGGACGCCGAACGCGCGGGCGCTCCCGACGGCACTCGCGTCGATTGCTGGACCCTCTGGACCGACGCCGCCAACGTCTGCCACTGGCTCTACGATCCGGTCGAACCCACGCCGGTCGTCACGCTGAGCGCCATCCCCCTGACCCAAAAGTAGGACACCCTTGGATGCCGCGACCAAAGAAGGGTGAGCGCACACCGGGGTCAGGCCGCGTTGCCGGCGTCCCCAACAAGACCACCACCGCCGCGAAGGAAGCGTTCCGCCTCGCCTTTGAGGGCATCGGGGGCTACAAGGCCCTCGCGGAGTGGGCGACCGAGAACCGCACCGAGTTCTACAAGCTCTACGCCCGCCTCATCCCCGTGGACGTGACCACGGGCGGCGAAAAGCTCGCCCTGACGCAGACCATCGTCATCGGTGGCCAGCCCATCACCTTCTGAGCCGTTCTTCACGGCCACGCCCGCGCAGGATCGGTTCTTCGCGGCGACGTTCTCCGGGGACTACTCCGTCCTCGCCTACGGGGGTGGCATTCGGTCCGGCAAGTCCGCGACCGCGCTGATGCTCGCGCAACTCCTCTGCCGCATCTACCCCCGCTCGCGCTGGGCCATCGTCCGCACGGACCTTCCGACCATCAAGCGGAACGTCCTCCCGACGTTCTCGAAGTTCCGCGTCCCCGGCTTTATGGGGGAAGTGAACCAAGCCGATTCGTGGACCTCGACCGCGACGAACGGGTCACAAATCGTGTTCTTCTCGGAGTCGATTCAAGAGGACCCGGAATACAACCGCTGGCGTGGACTCGAAGTCAACGGGTTCTTCCTCGAAGAAGCGAACGAGTTGCAGGAAGCGAGCTTGAACAAGGCCATCGAGCGCGCCGGGGCGTGGGTCGTGCCGGGCCTCGCCACGCAACCGCCCCCGCTCGTCGTCTGCACGTTCAACCCGTCCGGCGGGTGGGTGAAGCGCAAGTTCTACGACCCGTGGAAGGCCGGGACCATTGCCGCCCCGTGGTACTACCAGCCCGCGACGATTGCCGACAACCCGCACATCCCGGCCGCGTACCTCGACGCCCTCAAGAAGCTCCCCGAGCGCGACTACAAGCGGTTCGTCGAGGGCGACTGGTCGTTCATCTCGGGCGCGTTCTTCTCGGAACTCGGGGCGGACACGCACCTCATTGACCCGTTCCCAAAACTCCCCGACCACTGGACCTATTGGGGAGCCTACGATTGGGGGTTCCGCCACCCCGCCGTGTTCGGGTCGTTCGCGAAAGACGGGGACGGGAATACCTACTGGCTCGACACGCTGCGGATGCACCGGACGGGCGACCTCGCGATGGCGGACCGGATCGTGGAGCGCGTTCACGAACCGTGCCGACGGCTAGTCTTCGCCGGGCACGACTGTTTCGAGAAGCCCGAGGCGCACCAACAGGCGCACATCGAGTCGGTGCAGGCCGTGTTCGCGAAGCGCAAGATTGGGCTCGTCCGTGCCTACATCAACCGGATTCCCGGGTGGGCGGCCGTGAACCGCGCCTTGGCCAAGCCGACGCCGGTTGAGGGGCAGCCGACGTTGCCGCCTAAGCTCCGCATCTGTCGGACGCCCGGTAATGCGTGGGCGATTGAGCGGCTATTAGAGATGATTCCCGACCCGACCGACCCCGACGACTTGCTCAAGATCGACGCGAACGAGGAGGGGGAGGGCGGGGACGACGTGGCCGATATGCTCCGCTACGGGATCGCGCGGACGGGGGTCGTGGCGGCGACCACGCCCGTAGCGGTCAAGGAGAACAACCGCGCCGCGCCGCTCGACTACGCGACGGGGCGACCGAAGGTCGAGACGGACCCGGACCGGGCGTTGGAGCGCGACTTGGGGCTCCACGTCGGGCCGACGAACCCGCACCGGACGGTCCCCGGTGCCCACCGCGTCCCGAGGCGCTAAGTCTATGTGGCACCTGCCGTTCGTGAGCCGTGAGCGATTCAACGAGGCCCGGGCCGACGCGGCGGCGTGGGCGGCCCGCTACGACGCGCTCCGGGCCGAGTACGCGGCAACTGTCAAGGAACTGACTACCAAACCAGTGGCAGTGTCGCAAAACGTTTCACGTGAAACAGCGCCAGCGGACCCCGTGCTGGCCGCCATCGCGGCGCGGGCGGGGAACTCGGGGCCGACGCGCCGGCTCCTGGGCGCGTTCGTCGCACGGGAACGGGCCAAGGGGACGCCGGACGCGCGCATCATCGAGCGCATCGAGGACTGGACGATCTCCGACGATGACGAGGACCGGGAGGCGGCCATCGCGCAGCACCGGGCGACGGAGGCCCGCCAGCGCGCCGCGGTGGACGCGCTCGCCTTTGAGTTGACGCAGGACGAGGGCATCCCCGAGGGGCTATGACCATCGACCCGTCGCTCCGCTGGCACGTGATTCACGCCGACTGCCTCGACGCGATGGCCGCGATGGCCGCTGACTCGGTGGATAGCATCGTGAACGACCCGCCCTACGGCCTCGCCTTTATGGGCAAGGCGTGGGACCACGGCGTGCCCGGCGTCCCGTTCTGGGCCGAGGCGCTACGCGTGGCGAAGCCAGGGGCGCACCTCGTCGCGTTCGGCGGAACGCGGACGTACCACCGGCTCGCGTGCGCGATTGAGGACGCGGGATGGGAGATTCGGGACTGCCTAAGCTGGCTGTACGGGAGCGGGTTCCCAAAGTCGCACAATCTCGACGGTGACTGGCAGGGCTGGGGCACCGCGCTGAAGCCCGCGTGGGAGCCGATCATCCTCGCCCGCAAGCCGCTCGTCGGCACCGTGGCCGCGAACGTCGCCGCGCACGGCACGGGGGCGCTCAACGTGGACGGGTGCCGGATTGCATCTATTTTCCCGATACAGGCTACTGCGGCTAACAGGGTATGCTTTACGCCAGGCCAACCATCGGACGACGGATACATCAAGGGCACCGGACGCGAATACAGGGATGGCGGCCGCTGGCCCGCGAACGTGGTGCTGGACGAGGACGCGGCGGCGATGCTCGACGCGCACACAGGGGACCTAAAGATGCGCGGGAACAAGGGTGAGTCGTTGGGCGTATTCGACGGCTACCACGGAGGAGGGAAGTCGTTGCGCGATTGCGGCGCGGCGAAGAATCACGGCGACAGCGGCGGCGCGTCCCGCTTCTTCTACTGCTCGAAGGCGTCACGCGGCGAGCGCGAGGCGGGGCTGGGCGACTTGAAGGCGAGCCACCCCACCGTGAAGCCCATCGCGCTGATGCGCTGGCTCGTTCGGCTCGTCACGCCGCCCGGTGGACTCGTCCTCGATCCGTTCACGGGGAGCGGCACGACCGGCTGCGCGGCGGTGCTGGAAGGCTTCCGCTTCCTCGGATGCGAACGCGAGGCCGAGTACGTCGCCATCGCGGAGCGGCGCATCGCGCATTGGGCCGCGCAGCGTGAGACGCCGCAACCCGACCTGTTCGGGGGGGGGCCGTAGCATAAGGCCACGGTCTGCCGCTCTTGCATTTTGCGGCGGTGTGTAAGAGATTGACGCCGGAGAGGACGCGCCCACCTTGGCCGGAGCACGACGGCGATCGCCACGAACTCGGGGAACGGCACGAGTCCGAACCTGACCGGTTACAACGCGATGCTCGCCTCGCAGCCGCTCAACCCGGCCGTGCGCGGTGGGCTCCAAACCGGCATCCCCGGCGTTCACGAGTCCGACCCCGCCGCGGTCAACCCGCAGGACGTGGGGCCGGGCGGTCCCATCCCCGAGCAGCCGTTCGCCGGGAAGGGCGAACTCCTCGAAGCGCCCGATGACCGCGTGTTCCGCGCCGTGGACGGGCTCGTGCTTCGCCAAGAGCCGCTGGCGCGCTCCCGCCTGGCCCAAGACGCCCACTGGACCTACCAGAAGCTCGGCTACACGTGGTCCACGCTCGACAAGGTGCAGAACTCGGATATGTACGTGCAGGCGTTCCCGCCCGGCACGTCCAACCTCCGCATCTCGGCCGTGCCGAACAAGGCCGCGGACCTCTGCAACAAGCTGACCGAAACGCTCCTCGTGGATCGGCCGCGCCCCAGCCCCGAAGCGGAGAATGATTCCGAGGGGGCCGAGCGGGGCGCCGAGCTCGCCAAAGAGTTCCTGGAGCAAGACGGGAGCGAGGCCGGGACGGATGACGCCGCCATCTTCTGGTCGCTCGTGGAAGGCGCGACCACCCGCGCGTCCACGTTCGCGTCGCTCTGGATCGACAAGACGGGGGGCGGGTCCATCCCGCTGCAGATCAAGGCCCACCCGTTGGCGACGGACCCGAACAACCCCTTGGTCGCGCAGGACCCGGTGACGGGGCAGGAGATTCCGACCAACGACTACGTGCTCCGCTACGTCACGGCGACGGGGCAGTTCACGGAGAACCCGGCCGAGGCGGCCCGGCAGTTCTTGCCGAAGATTCGGGTGGACAAGTACGGCCGGGAGCACGTCCGGCTGTTCCCCGAGTACGCCGACCTGAACACGTGCCGGAGCTACGTCGGGCTGTTCTTCACCACGGTCGGGGAGGCGAAGCGGCGGTGGCCGGAGACGGTCGGGGCGATGACCCCGACGCAGATCGGGCAGCTGTGCGACTGGATGCCGCCCCGCTACATCGTGCTGTTGCCGCCGGCCCTCCGCTCGCGCTGGCGCTACGATTCCGGCAACGGGAAGGACCCGAAGGGCGGGTCGAACGACGAGCGCATCCTGTTCTTCTACGAGTACGGGCGGAAGCCGGAGCCGGACTACCCGGACGGGGCGCTGATCCACTGCTCGGGCGCGTTCGGCGGCTACGTGCTCGGCCGCGACACGCTCGGGGTCGAGGTCGAGGTCCCGAGCCAGCGGCAGCAGGACCAGATGGTGACGGACCGGCGCACGATGGACCTGCCCTTGGTGCAGGTGCGGCTCCTGCAAGACCCGGACGAACGCGACCCGATGGGGAAGGCGTTCATGGCGCGCATCGGGTCGGCGGGCGAGGCGGGGGCGACCCTGGCGACCGCCTACCTGGAGGCGATGGACATCTACCTGCACCCGGCGCGGTTCGCCACGGCGACCTCGCCGCTGTCGGCGCAGGACGTGGAGCAGTCGCGGGCGCTGGGGAACTTCGCCACGGTCATCTCCGCGAACGACTGGCCGAAGTATGAGGAGGCGCGGCCGATCCCGCCCGGGCTCTTGGAGACCGTGGACTGGAACTACGCGCAGATGGACTCCGCGGCCGGGCTCAACAAGCCGGCGCAGGGGTCGGACGATTCCCCGGAAGTCTCGGGCGTGGCGCGGAAGATCGCGGTGAACCAGTCCCTGGTCGCGCTCTCGCGGATGCAGCAGGCGGTCAACGCGGCCCACGAGCGGTACTGGCGGCTGAAGCTGCAGCTGGCGACCAAGGGGTTCACGGTCCCGCAACTGATCCGGTACGCGGGGCCGGACGGGGCCTTCAAGGAGCAGTGGTTCGCCGGGAACGACTTTGCGCGGGTCGGGAACGTCACGATGCTGACGGGCACCGGCTCGATGATGCCGCCGACCGAGAAGGTGAACTACGTGGCGGGGCTGGTGCAGATGGGGTTCATGGACCCCGCCGAGGCGGCCGACGCCGCCCGCCCCGCCTATGCGAAGGCGCTCGGCATCCCGGACAACCCGCACCTGCAGCGCGTGGAGCGGCAGGTGTCGTCGTGGCTGGAAGGCCCGCCCGAGGGCTGGGAGATGGAGGCGCAGGCGTACGCGCAGGTGGTCGCCGCCCACGCGGCCGAGACGCGGATGATGCTCGCGGCCGACCCGATGGCGCAGCCAGCCCCGCCGCCGCCCGCGCCGTGGACGCCGTTCGACGACCTCCCGGTGGACCACGAGCCGGCTATCGCAGCCCTCCGGGCGCGGCGGCTCGGCAAGCTGATGGCCGGCGTGGCGTTCCAAGCACAGCCCCCGGCGTGGCGGGAGCTCGTCATCCAAGCCTACAACGCCGCGCTGGCCGCGCAGTCGCCGCCCCCGATGGTGGGGCCCGGTGGCCCGGCCGCCTCCGTCGCACCGGACACGCAATCTCAGGTCCCCGTCGCGGGATAAGGAGCCGACGCTATGCCGAAGGAGTACGCGAACCTCTACAACCGCCTGAAAGGGGCGTCCGGCAAGTCCGGCGGCGATCCCACGCCGGCGGACCGGCCCGCGGGCGGTGGCCTCGGCCGGGCGGCCAGCCCGGTGGTGCCGAAGTCCCACGGGAAGAAGCGCGACTACGACGAGGTGCTGTCGCGGCTCGACAAGGCCGAGCGGGGCCATGCGAAGGTGCATACCCGGCTGGCGCGGGCCGCGATGAAGCGGCTCTCGCGGGACGCGTTCGATGATGACGAGGGAGAGGTGACGGGCGCATGAGCAAGCGGGGGGGACGGCGGCGGTCGCGGAAGGCCCGGGCGCACTACGCACGCGGTGGGCGTCGTGGCGTGGTCGGGCCCTCCCCCGCCGTCGTGCCATCCCCCGCTGCGGCCCCGCCCGTCGTCGCCAACGTCGTCAGTTCCCTGTTCGCCAAGCTCGCGGCCGTCAACGCCGCGAAGCGTTCCTCAACCTAGGACTCCTGTATGACCACCCCGACCGCTCCCGCTGGTATGACTGGCACCGCGTCCGACTTGGGGACTGCGCTCGACAACGCCCGCGCCGACGGCTCGCTGGACTTCAGCGATCTCGCCGGCGCGCTGGCGGAACTCGATGAGCAAATCCCGGCCGGGACGCGGATCGACGGGCAGGAGGCGGAGACCCCGCCGACCGACCCCTCTGCCGCTGCCGTGACGGACGCGGACGGTTCCCCGTTGCCGAAGGCCGGCGACCCCACGGACGTGACCGCGCCGGCGACCCCGGACGCGACCGACCCGCCCGCCGCCGCCGCCGCAACCGATACCCCGGCTCCCGACGCCACGCCGGACCCGCTCCCGTCCGCGACCGCCCTCACCTACAGCGGGGGCGGCGAGACGCGGACGTTTGACGGCATCCTGGAAGTGGCGGGCGAGGGGGCCATCATCCCCGCCGAACACCTCAACGCCGTCCGTGACCGGCTGCAACTCGCGGACAAGCGGGAGGCCGACAACCGGGCGCTCTACGCGCAGGTCCAGTCGTTCGAGCAGGCGGGGGGCCTGGCACACCTCCACAAGCTGGCGACCGACAACGCGGGCCTCAACGCGCTCGTCCTGAAGCTCGGGGACGCGCTCGACAACCTGGACCAGTTCCTCGTGCCGAACGGGCAGGGGGGGGTGCAGGTGGACCCGCGGGTCCGGGACGTGTTCTACCGCGAACTGCTCCTCACCGCGAAGGAAGCGCGGGCGAAGGCCGAGACGGAGCGGGGGGCCGCGGCGCGGGATGCCGAGGCGGCCCGCGCGTCGGCGGCCAGCGAGGCGGCGGAAGCCGAGACGGGCGTGGCCGCGGCCGTGGACTCGCTCGTGGAGGCGTTCAAGCTGACGCCCGAGGATCGCGCCGAGGCGCTGGAGAACTTCCGCCCACTGGCCTCCGCGCTCCTGAAGCGGATGACGCCCGACCTCGCCGCGCAGCATCCCGGGTTCAAGGCAGGCGATAAGTACGTGGACCGCGCGATGATGGTCGCGTGGTTCCGTGGTCGCCAGGCCACGAACGAGAAGGCGGCGAAGGCAGAAGCCGCGGCGAAGGCCGCCGCCGCCGAGAACGCCAAACGCCTCGCGGCCCCACCCGTGGCCCCCAGGGCCGTCCAGACGCCGAACCGCCCGAACGCGAAGGGTGGCGAGGCCAAGGCGGAATCGTGGGAGGACATCAAGCGGGCGTGGCGGCGCGGCAGCACCATCACGCAGGACGAGTAGGACCCGCACCACCCACCGGCATCACTTACCTACGCCGCGCGTGTTGACGCGCAGACTGACTCATGGCTACCGGATTCACGCCGTCCTATACGGCGGTCGCCACGCTGAACAAGATCAGCAAGAAGACGAACACCGATGTGATGAAGGCCATCAAGGCCAAGACCGAGGAGTACGCGTGGTTCGATGACCTGCCGGACGAGGACATCATCCCGTCGGGCAACGAGATGCGCCTCGTCCTCGACGTGAACTACCAGACGGGATCGGCCATGATCCCGGACGGCGGCAAGGAAGCCGTCCTCGGCACCGTCGCGCCGCAGGAGGGCACGTTCACGTTCGTGCAGATGAACCAGCGGTACAGCTTCACGACGCTCGCGCAGGCGTACGACGCGAAGGGCCGCGCCGGGTTCATCCAGCGCCAGATTCTGTACCAGTCGATCAAGGCGGTCGAGGCGATCGCGGAGACCATCGGCCTCCAGACCTACGGGTTCTCGACCGGCACGATCGCGGCGGTCAAGACGACCGGCTCCTCGTCGGCGGCGCAGACGAACATCGCGGTCGAGAACGCGTTCGGCTCGTCGCTCATCTCGGGCTCGACCTCCGCGTCCGCCGCCTACCTCAACAAGCTGCTGCGGGCGGGCGAGGGCGTCGCGCTCATCCGGTCGGGCGCGCTCGTGGAGTTCGGCACGTACAACGGCTCGGGCTCCTCGGGCAACGGGTACTACGACATCACGTTCACGTCGGCGATCACCCCGACGGCGGGCGACCTCATCGTCAAGGCCAACGCGGTGGACGACAACACCATCACCGCGACCGACCGCAACCGCTGGCCCGTCGGCTTCCTGGACGCGCTCACGTCGTCCTCGGTCCACGGCCTCGCCACCTCGACCGCCACGAACTGGCAGGCCGGGTACGCGAACACGTCGGGCGGCCGCATGACCTACGCGACGCAGGAGGCGATGATCAACGGCCTGTGGAACAACGGTGGCGTGAAGATGAACCGCGTCATCTACTCGCAGGGCGTCCGGCGCGACATCATCGCCGGCGAGCGCGCGGCGCTCCGCTACGAGTCCTCGCAGTTCGACTGGAACGGCGAACTCTCGACCAGCGGCATCAAGTATATGACCTCGCGTCTCGCGCCGGCCGGGATGTTCATCGGCTGGAACAACGAGGTCTATGCCAAGAAGGTGCTCTCGGACAAGCCGGACTACGAGGGCGCCCCCAGCATCTTCTCGCTGGACAAGATCCAGAACACCGCGGCGTATGCCGCGAGCTACAACTTCGTCTATTTCCGGGCGGTCAACAACCGCGCGGGCATGGGCTACGCCTCGGGTCTGACCGAGGCCCCGTAAGACCGGCGCGGGTGGGGTGGCGCACTTCCGCGCCGCCCCGCCCCGCTGGACCCCGCCGCAAGGCATTGCACTAGGGGAGTCTCCCGATGGCCGCGTTCACCTACACCGAAGTCATCTCGCCCGCCACGTCCGTGACGTGGACGCCCGGGTCGAGCAAGATGCGCCCCACGACCACGCTCCAGTCCGACGAGCGGCAGGCCGTGGTGTCGTTCAACCAGAACCTCTACGCGATGCAGAACCTGCTCGCCGCGCTCGGAGGCGCGGACGTGCCGATGACGACCGGCACGCTCGCCATCGGCACCACGGTGACGCTGGCGACGGCGCAGCAGTGGATTTCGATCAACGGCGTCATCGCCTCGGTCGCGGCGCAGACGGGCCAGGCGTTCGGCGCGCTCGGCACCATCCCGGCCTCGACGTGGGGCCTGATCGCGGTCGAGCGCGTGGCGGCGGGCACCACCACGTTCGTCTCGGCCGCGGCGAACTACACGACCGGCTACGCCAGCGAAGCCCTCGCCATCGCGGCGCTCCCGTCCATCACGGCGGACCGCGTGCGGATCGGCTACGTCACCGTCCTCGCGTCGGCGTCCGGCTGGGTGGCGGGCACCGACGCGCTCGCCGGCGGCACCGGCGGCAATCCGGCGACCACGACCAACTACTACAACGCGGTCGGCTGCGCCGATACCGGGATGTGGGGCTCGGTCACGCAGGTCGCCAACCTGGGCGGCACGGTCATCCTCAGCTCGCAGGGCTGACCCGATGACGGCACGGACGAGTCGGACCGCGGCCGAGCGCCGCGCAGAACTGGCGGCGGCGGCGCGGCGATTCGGCGTGCCGATGAAGGCCATCATCCGCGAAACCCCGCTCGACTACGTGCGGACGGTCGAGGCCGAGCACCGTCCGCCCGAGTCGTGGGTCCGCGACCTCCGGGAGATTTCCCCGGTGAGCGCGGTCGCGCCATACCTCGCGTTCCACTGGCTCGCGGGGACCGACACGGCGCCGATCGAGCGGTGGGTGCTCTATTCGTACATCCCGGTCGGGCTCATCCCGTCCGATATGCGCGCCTTGCTGGAGGCCGAGCCGTACTGGACCCTCCCGGCGTCCCAGCAGCACGGCCGCCGGACGATGGTGTCGGCCCTCCAGTGGCATCTCTACCGCGAGTATCGGGTCTGGGCGCGGCCCTTCTGGTGCTTGCAGGGCACGCAGGGGGGCACGCCGGCCCGCTACACGATGCTGGAAGCGAACCTCCTGAAGCTCGCGGGCCTGCCGCACGAGCCGGACGCTCCCGGCTCGCTGCCCTACGTGGGGTGGGACGAGCGGGCGGCGCGGGCGGTGCGCCGGCGCGACAAGCTCGCCGCCTTTGGCGGGCGCGTCGAGGCGTTGGAAGCGGCGGCGTCCTCGGAGGCGCAGAAGGCGGAAGCGGCCGAGATGGAGCGGGCCTTCCGCAAGGAGTTCGTCGCGTGGCAGCAGGAGCGGACGGCCGAGTTGGCCGATGCCGTCACCTCGCTCTCGCGCAAGACGGACAACGATCCGCTCTTTCGGCCCGCGACCCGCGAGGAAGCGAACCGCACGGCGGAAGCGATGGAGCAGTACGTGGACACCGGTATCCTTCTCTAACCTCACTGACCCAGGACCTCGGCCCCGATGGCAAACCGTATCGTCACTCCCCCGGAAGGTTGGTCGCAGGCGAAGCAGCGCGCCATCGGCGTGTTCTACGACCAGCACAAGTCCAGCACGTTCACCACGCGCGACGCGACGACGGGGGAGACGGTGTTCCCGTTCCTCGACGGCCGCCCGTGGTGGGCCGACATCGAGAAGTCCACGGGGATGCCCGTGGGGCCGCTCTACCCGATGGGGTGGCAGGCCCCGTGGGTCCCGCCGATGCACTACATCAACCAGAGCATCGGCAAGGTGGACGCGCAGGGGCGGAAGGTCGAGACGAACGGGATGCAGCTGCGCTGGTTCAAGATCGACTACCAGCAGATGGCGAAGGACTACCGCGAGGCGATGCTCGCGTACTACCAGAACGCCATCAATGAGGCCGTGCGGCTGAACCTCCCGAGCCCGGACTACGGGGACCCGATCTCGTTCAAGCTCCGGACCATCATCGGGCCGCCGCCGATGGACCCCCGGGTGCCGCAGGCCGCGGCCGCGGGCAACCCCTGGCTCCTCGGCATGGCCGTGGCGAACGTCCACAACCCGCTGACGGGGCGAATGGAGGTCGAGGAGGACGCACTGCTTGCGCGGCTCCTGCGGTCGCAGCACGAGACGATCCTGACCGCCGAGCAGGCGGAGCGGAAGTCGGAGGAGAAGCGCGAGGCGGACGCGATGACGCGCGAGTTGGTCGAGCAGATGCGCGCGATGCAGGCCGAGATGGCCGAGATGCGGCAGGCGGACGCGGCGCGGAAGGCCGCCGAGGCCGAGAAGCAGGCGAAGAAGGCCGAGCAGATGGCGGTGGCGCGGGCGGCCCGTGGGAAGCCGAAGTCCACTCCGGTCGGAGTCTAACCTGTGGCGACGTGGGACAACGCGTACCTCCTGAAGTTGTTCAACCGCTACGCGGGCACCGCGTCCAGCGGGGGCACCATCACGGACGCGGACAAGTACGAACGCCTCTCGGACGGCCAGAACCGGGTCATTGCCGAGATGGCGTTCCGGTGTCCCAACTCGCTCTATCCCCATACCACCTCGCTGCCGACGATGACCTCGGTGGCGGACGGCAACATCTGGACGTTCGGGACCGACGCGAACGGGTACGCCATCGCCCCGATGGGCAAGGCGATGATCTTCCCGAACCAGGCGTCGTTCCCGGATTACCCGTGGGTCGAGGGGTCCGACTACGTGAACGAGGGGACGCAGATTCGGCTGACGAATCTGCGGACGTGGAGCACCCCGCTCTACTGGTACGGCGTGACGCCGCCCGGGGACATCTCGGCGTCGCTCCAGCCGGCGTTGTTCCCGGAGGCGTCGCGGGAGCTCATCGTGCTGGAAGCGGTCAAGCAGTTCGCGTTGGAAGGCGAGCGGCAGAACGGGTTGCTGGAGCGGATGCAGTTGGAGTTGGACCGTGCGTATCCGCGGTGGCTCGCGGTCTGGAAGACGCAGTTCTCGTCCGGGGGGGCGCTGGGCGGCCTCTCGGGCTTGCAGTTGTCCATCGTGGGGGTTGGCATCAATGGGCGGTCGTGGTCGTCGCCGTGACCGCTTTCACTTCGGCGTAGGGTAGCACACATGGCGATCAAGCGCGTCAACGTCGCAAACGGGACGTTCGTCCTCAACTCGGCCGATACGTACGTCCTCGGGGACGCCTCGGACGGCCTCGTGGGGACGTTCGCGGTCCACTTCGTGGATGACAACACGTTCTCGGGCTCGGTGTCGGTCAAGGCCAGGAGCCGGGCGATCAGCAACGGGGCCTCGACGCCCGCGTTCCTCGCCATCCCGTACCTTCCGCTGAACCTGAACGGGTCGGCCGGGACGTACGGCACGGGCGTGACCACGGCCATCACGACCAACTCCATCATCCTCGTCCCCGCCTCGGGGCTGGAGATCGCGTTGGATTGCACGAGCTACACGTCGGGGTCGGCGACGGTGTACGTGACGCCGGTGGTCGGGGCGGCGGCTTAATGCCGCGGCCGGTGGTCGTCGCGGCGGGTGGGCGGCCGTTCGGGATTCGTGGGCGCCCTGCCCCGGACCCGAACGAGTCCACGTTCGTCTCCTCGTCCTACACGTTCACGGGCGACGGGGTGACGACCGACACGCTGACGTTCACGGCGGAGACGGCCGGGGGCTCGCCCATCGCGGGCCGCGCGGTGACGTTCACGGTCGAGCGCGTGTTCCTCTCGGCGTCCCTCAGCGACGTGTCGGCCGCGCCGGGCACGATTGCGGACGACGGGGTGGAGTCCTCGGTGATCGAGGTGCAGGTCAAGGACACGGACGGCTACAACGCGCCCGGCATCGGCTTCGCGCAGACGGTCCTCGCAGTGTCCGGGACGGGCAACACGGTGACGCAGCCCGCGGCCCGCACGGACGCGGCCGGGCGCACCAGCGGGTCGTTTGTCTCGACGGTCGCGGCGACCAAGACGGGCTCCTACACCGTCAGCGGGCTCGCCATCACGGACACGGTGAACGTCGTGGTCTCCGGCACCCCCGGCGCGTGGCCGAACGAGCCCGCGGG